GGTCTGTGCAGTAGCTGTATCTTGGACAGTGGACACACCAGCCTGAGCAGCAGCACCGGCATCTCCTGTACCAGCAGCAATCAGTTGATCAGGGGTTACCTGTGTTGTCTCCACCTGTGCTTGCTCAATAATGGAACCAGGGTCTGTGAGAGCGTTAGAGGCTAGTGCTCTCTGGGCATCTTGTGTCTGAACATTATTCAGTCTTTGTGCCTCAGACTGCTTTACCTGCTCCTGCTGGAGTAGTCCTGCAAGACGATCAATCTCAGTCTGTAGACCTGGGTTATCTCCTACCTGTGAGGTGAGGTTAGCAATCTGTGATTCATATGAAGCAATAGCTGTGTTAGATGCTGTCAGTGCAGAGTTAGGATCAGCCGCAATAGCAGTAGACTGCTCCTGAATACCAGTAACAATACCCTGCTCCTTAGCAGCTTGTTCAGCCTCAGCCTCTAGTCTAGCTTGCTCTGCAGCAGCCTCCTGTTGCGCCTCAAGTGTAGCGGCGGCTACGGTACCAAGAGAACCACCTGAACCACCACTAGGCCAACCAGTACTACCACCAGAACCACCACCACCGGAGATAAAGGTGATCCCTGGGTTTTTCCATTTCATGTTATTTAACATAGTTTTCTCTCATGTACTTTCAAGGGGTCCTTGGCTCTCCGCCATTTAACTTTGGTTTCTTCACCATAAACATTCTTGTACTCTTCTTTGATCAATGAGAAGACCTTACGTGCATCACCGTATGGAGTAATAAAGTCTAGGCCCCAAAGCTCAGTACCTTCTCTCTTCTCGTAGTCGGACTCTAGAAGCAGACACTCAAAGTTTACAAAGTCTTTAGCCTTCTCCGGTGTTAACCAGCACCAAGTGACAAGACCAATAGGTTTACCCTCACGGTAGTATAACCTGATTGCATTCTTTTTGCAAGGTAAAACTAGGTAAGAGTAGATTTCATTAGAATCAAAGTTCTTGTGGTGTTCACTTCTTAGGAACAAGAACCTGGCGTCATCTAAAGCTTTGTTGTAGTCAACGATCATCAGGTCTTGTCAATCATACCAATGAGTAGTTTTAGGAAAGGGACCCAGAACAAGTACACAACTTTGGTGTGTCCTTCAGGTTTGTTTCTGTAGGTCGGGAAGATGTTATCAATGTACCCTTTACCCTTAACCCTTAGGATAGCGTGCGCTTCGCCCCGAGGTGAACGGCACCAGTAGAACCTGTGCTTACCTGTGAGGATATTAAAGAACATCCTAGTCTTACTCGAACCACTCTCGATGTAGCTCACGGTAGATGCAAAGTCATCACAGTCCCCACTCTCACCTTCTTTAAGGATGTGGTAACTGTCAACAAAGCCATCAGACTCCCAGTTGAACTCTTCTATAAATTTACTCAGGTTCATTCTAACTCCTTACAGGTAACACCTCTGGTTACTCTATCTCTGTGTACGTCTCACCAATAAGCTTTACAGTTGTACCACCATCCGCTGTGTAGAACTCAAAGGTACCTCTCTTCGGGTAGTAAATAGGTGTGCTCAACTTACCTGCTACAGAAGATGGTAGTGTTATATCAAATGTATTCTTAAGGTGGTAGGACTCAACGCTGTCTAGGGTTTCACCAGCAAAGTACACAATCTCTTGACCGCCAGTTTTTAACGATAAACCAGAGCCGGCTGTTTCATTTGCATTTCCGAAGTAACCTATGTCACTCGAGCTGTACGCAATAGTGGACACATCCCAAGATGTACTAAGTGTTAATTTGTGCAGGCTTTCCGAGGTTGCATCTAACATTAAAATCCAATCTCCATCAGGGTCCATATGTACGTCCTGGGCATCAGGTCCTAAAGCACCAAAGTCAAAGGTGTTTGTTGAGTAGGAAGCTGTTGATAGGTCCCAAGCTGTAGAGAGAGTGTACTCCCATACATCGCCAAGTGTAAACAAAAGAAGTGTAAGACCATCAGGTTTAACTACAATATCTCTTGCAGAAGCTGCTCCTGTGTCTCCGCTGTACGTTAAAGAAATAGAGCTATATGACATAGAGCTTGCATCAAAGTTTGTGCTCATATCGTATTGGTAAATTGCTCCAGTGGACTCACAAGCAACAAAAGCTCGAGAACCGTCAGGTTTAACCTGGATACCGTGTGGGTTTGTAGCTGAGCCGCTTGAGTTGAAGCTCAATCCAAATCTTTTTAAAGTCGTAATATCCCAAGGAATCCCTAAGGAAAAGGAGTACACAGTCCCAAGACCGGTTTTACACGTAAAGAGGTGTTTGCCGTCTGAAGTAAAGTGCAGAGTATCTGGGTTCGTTACAAGACTAGACGAAGCTATAGGGCCGCTTAGGGTGGTTGGGTCTGGCGCTAGCTTTGGTGGTGTAACTGTGTAAGTCCACCTAGCTTCTGTCGGAACAGACGCGAAGGAAAGTGTTGTGTCCGCTGTGATAGCTGCATCAAAAAGGTTAAAAGACCCTACGTTTAGACTCTGTGTTGTCCCTGTAAGGGTTGTACTGTCGATGGAGATATAGTTAGAGTCGTTAGTAAAAACAGAAATGTTGGCACCACTAGCAACAAAGTTAGAGTTGTTGACCAAGGTCGATATGTTGTCTCCTGGTTGGGTGGCTGAATCTGCGAGAGAGCCTTGTGCTGCCGTGGCATAGTCTGTGCTTGCCGTTGTTGCAGCAGTGCCTAGGCCCAGGGAGGAACGAACAGTAGCGCCGGACTCGGTCACCCAAGCTGTACCGTTACCTACAATAAAGTTACCATCTGTTTTAGCAAGAGCTGCAATGGCAGTCAAGTCAGAGTCTAGCGGCTGCTTATTGTTAAGCTGGGTTTGAATGGCGCTAGTAACACCACCTACGTAGTTAAGTTCAGTGGCGGTAGCTGTAATAGTTGTTCCAGCTAAGTTAAGACCTTCCAAGTAAGCAAGGTTAAACGAAGACGATATCTTACCCAAGTCGTAGGTTGCATCTAACTTAGGGTAGAAGGATGTGCCGTCACCTAGGTACTCCTGGGCAGGCCCTACGACAGTAATCGGAGCTCCTTCGGCACCACCACCACCGTGCGTGTGTCCTGTAGTCTCATGAAAAGCGTCTACAATAGCATCGAACTCACCGTCAATATCCGCAGCATCTGCTACGTTACCGTCAGCAATGTTGTTAGCTGTGTCGTTACGAATGTACCCTTGGCCCATTATTTTCTATCCTCTGTTGAGTACTCTAAGAGTGCTGTGTCTAGTACGAATGGTTCCCCACCATCGAACTCGTATTGTAAGCTTACTGTGAAGAACGAACCTGTAACATTGTTCTTCAGCACCGTGTCTGGCAGACCACCATAAGAACCTGAACCCCAGACCATAGTGCCCCAGGTAGAGAAGGCACCGCCACCATCCAGTGTGACAGCGTTAGGTTGAATCTTCTTAGGTTCGTTGAAGTCGTATTTAAGAGTTAGCACCCCTGTCGTAGCCCCCTCAGGATCGAAGTAGGTATCTACCGAGTACGCAGTCTTCCTAATAGATGGGTCGTTAACAGCCATGAAAGGTGTGTAGTACTCTGATGTAATAGGCTCACCGTCAAACGTAGAGCCAGACTCCATACGGTAAACGTACTCATCATCGTTAGAGAACAAAGAAATCTCTCTATCCCCTACATAGGTTGATGCAGCTCTATAAGCTTTGATACCTCTAGTGGCGCTCCAGTTAACACTCTGCCCGTTCTGATCTAGGAATTGTGTACCAATGTAACCTTGCGCAACACCCTTGAGTGTGTCTGTCTTATATTTAAAGATACGGTACTGGTTCTTCTCTCTGATGATGTTCGTGCAATAGTCTGCAGAAACTTCAATGAAAGAAGTAAAGTCTGTTTGAATCTGACGTGAAGCCAATGACAAGTTAAAGTCACCGATACGTTCAGTAGCACCTAGGAAGCGTACACCGTCAGGGCCTAGGAAGAGTACGTCACCACCAACCTCCTGTACGGTATCACCGTTAACACACCCAAGGTCATCTGCAATAGATGTAAGGGAGAAGTCTGCTCCACTAGTACCTGTTAGGCGTCTGATGTCTGTCTCGGAGAAGTTGATTAGCTGTTCTCTGAATGTGATCAATCCTGTGCAGTTAGACGGTAGCCGGTAGCTACCAGCACCATTAGCTGGTGTAAAGTCGTCCTCATCGAAAGGAGCGGTGTAAGCTACCAGGTCTGCTGTAGCGAAGAATAAGAAGTCTTTGAACTCTTCGACATAAGAAGCACCTGTGATGTCTGATGTCCCTTGTAGAACTTTGTACGTACTGCCAGTGAACACAGCAGGGTTGTTGGCGTTATCCACCATAGCTGTCTTAAAGGTACCGTCGAAGTTGAACTGTGTGAACCTAGCCTTAGTCCCACCTGTGTGAGAAGAACCAAGGAATGTAATAGCTGCGTTATCCGCAGGTGAGGAATCCAAAGCTGGGTAGATAGAGACAGTAGCCGCAGTAGCAGTTACAGTTGGTGCTGTAAGTACTGTGTAGACTAACTCAACCCCAGCGATACTGAATGTATCACCAACTGCTGGTACAGCTCCAAGAGCATCGACAGCAATAGTAGTACCTGTCTGACCACCACCATTAACCAGAGGTGACCCTAGGTCTTGTACACTGACCAAGGTCCAACCTGAACCAGAGCTCTTCCAGATAGCTCCACCACGAAGGGCGAAGGTAGCTGTGTCCGCAGCAGAGTAGAAGATACCCTCGACACGGGATTGTCCTGAGGTAAAGGTTACTACCGCCTTGTCACCTGGGCTTGAGTCCAGGGCTGGGGTGATGGTTAGAGTGGCTTCCTTGTTCGTAGCTGAGTAGGTTACACCAGAGACAGTGTACGTCCCTGTAACCCCTGCTACAGTGAGTGTGTCACCTGCTACAGGAGTCTCGTAGAGACCGGAGACAATAACACTTGTTCCTGACTGTCCTGAACCCTGTACTAGTGGTGAACCGTAAGGTGGTACAATAGCGTCATCGTACTTAGTAAACCCATTAATACGCCGATAGCCACCCTTAACGGATGGCTCGAAGTTCTGCAGTACCCTTGCAGACCCAGGTTGCTTTAGTCCCTGCTGCAATCGAGACAGGTTAGAGACAAGACCACCAGAGAGTTCAATAGGGAATGTTTCCCAGCGTGTAGGCATTAGGTTAGCCTCAGTGTATTAGAACCGTAGGGACTACGTTGACCTACCCGTGTATCACGGACATAGTCGTAGTTGTTGTTGATGTAGATAGTTCTCATCCGCTCGATACCGTTGATGAACTTAGCTTGTAGACGGTCAGCAGTCTCTGTGTCTCCACGGAAGTGATAGACATAGTACATCGCTCCATCGACAACCACATGTCGGAAAGCTACCGGGGCAGAGGGGACATCAGTATTAGCTGACAGGTCAGTAGGAAGAGCGTAATACTCATAGCTAAGTGTGTAGGCTTCTTTAGGGACAGGGTAGACGCCGTACTCTTGGTTTGGTGCTCGGAATACATACTTGGGTACCTCTCTGATACTCTCGTTAGTTGAGTCATACTCAGCATCAATGAACCGTTCAACGTACTCGTCGTAGTCCATAAACTTAAGGTGAGTAGTACTATTGTTAAAGGTGTCGCTCCTACGGATACGGAATGTATCGAAGTCAACAGCCTTGGTGTCTGCTTGGTAAGCATAGCGTGATTGACCAGCTACCAGTGTCTCGTCATAGTCTGTGTGGTTAAAGGGCCACTGGAATGCCTGTTGGTTCAGGTCCCGAATGGAAGAGTTCACAGCTTCTTTGACTGTGGAGTAGAACCCTACAGCGTTAGCAAAGTTAGCAGACGTGAGGGGAGTCTCGTTGACTCGACCACACACATCGTTCACCAGTCCAAGATAATCGTACGCCATTTGTATTCCTTAGGTTTATCGTGCTAGGACTTTGAATTGACCACCAGCTACAAGGGTGATATTCCCTGTTCCAGTTATGTTCTTTATCCAGACTTCTACTCGGTCATCTTGCGCCAGTAAAGCTAAAGCATGGAAGGTTACGTTCTCTGCTCGACCACCAGCAGGACCACCGTTAAGTGTTGTTCTGTACTCAGGCCCTATGTTAACGTAGGTAGCCCCACTAGAGTCATACTGTCTAAGTTGAACAACCATCTCGTTGTTGTTGCTACCTGAGAAGGAGAGGGTTCCTATAACTTCAACTTCTAACTCGTTCGTGCTGTCAAGTTTAATTCCGTTTGTATTTGCTAAGCTGAACCAGTACGAGTCGGCAAGAGTCATAGACCCTGTCAACTGGTAGAGAGTGTCTACTACTGTAACAACTACCTCTGAGTCTGCTCCAGGCGTTGCGGTAGCCCCTGGGTATGTGTTACCCAAACCTGGGCTGTTTGTAATAAGAGCCTTCACTGATGTTGAGGGCATGTTAGGTAGGTTGTTAGCGGCAGGGTTAGCACGCACACTGTCTAAGGCAAACCCTGTGTCTAGCGTAATGTTACTAGGTGCGAAGTCACAGAAGATACCGCCACTGGTTCCTAGGTTTAGTATGCTCACATTAGACCTAAACGAGCCACCGATGACCAGACCAGTGCCAGCCCTAAACAGAACCCCTGTGGTCATAGGTGCTCCGAGAAGAATGCTGTCAATCGCCGCCCAACCACCGGACCAGTTACCTGCCATTGTGAGTCCGTCTAAGCAGTTAATCCAAGCTACGTTCCGGCTCAGACCTTGACGGTAGCTTGTAAGGGAGCCTAGTGACGTGCAATTAATAAAGTTAACTGTGTTCCACTCAACAGCGTTGAAGTTCTCGTTGTTATCTAGCTCAAATACTTTAGAACCTGTACCTGAGGTTGTTATATCTATGTCAGTTAGGAATAGATCACCTGAGTAGGTTACCCCATCATCAACAAACAGTGTGAAGTTATTCTCTGTGCTGATAAGCTTTGAAATACCGAAGCCTAGGCCAGCTAGGTTCAAACCACCTTCAGGCACAACGATAGAGGTGTTACCTACATCAACAACACCGTCGATGACGTACAGTTTCTCACTACTCAGTATACCGTCGAACTGCGACTTGTCTGTGATATAGACTACGGACAGTGGGTAAGGGAAGACATCTAACTCCCTGTCGAACCCAGGTCTCTTTGTATATGTAACCATACTCTAAGTATACCTTAAGTTCTAGTGTTAGTCAAATGAAAAAGGGACCACTCCTGTGGTAAACAAGAGCGGTCCCCTTAGGTTAGTTAAGCCAGTGTGTCGCGGTCTACTTCATTAGCGCCACGAGTTGCCTCGTTAACGTCAACAACGACAGCCCATACACGGGCACTTGAACCAGCAGTTGTGCCAGAGATAACTGTCACAGCGTCGATAGTGTCTGCAGCAGTTACACCTAGAGTCTGTGTACCGAACTTGATATCACCAGCCGAGCCAGCGTCTACCGAGGTAGCAGCCATGAAGGTGGTTGTATCGTCAGCGACAGCAACAGTGAAGGTTGTGATGTCTTCCACTGCGTCGATAAGCTCGACACCAGCAGCAAGAACAAGAGTTCCAGCACCTACAGCAGGTCCGACAACTGTGCCTGAGGCTGTGCCCAGGTTAATCGTCTTCTCTACCAAGTAGGCTTTGGAAGTTAGTGAGGTTGATTTAGCCATAACGTGTTATCCTTTCCTATTACGCGAGGTTGTACTTAGCGGTTACAAGAGCTTCTGGACGAAGAATCTTACGACCGTAGAGGTGCATACCACGAACAATATCCGCGAAGGAGTCTTGGTCACGATACGATTCAGTTTTGTTGATCTGCTCGGCAGTTGCTACAGCAGAGTCATGACCGCCAACGATTACACCGTAGTCAGTGTTCTGGTCAGCCGTACCAGTTGTACCAGCACCACCACCAACGGCAGGAAGGTTGTTAGAGACGTAAACGCGGAAGCCATTCCAGTTGTTCAAGACCAGACCATTGCGCAGTGCGCCAGAGTCACCGAAGTCAGCGTTCAAGAAACGTGAATCTTCGTCCATAAGAACTTCCATCATGATTGGGTCGATGACCAACCAACGACCAGCCTTATCAACATTCTGTTGATCAAGCAAACGGCCCATGCGGTTAATCAGCATGACGGGGGAAACATACAGTGTTGGCAGTGCAGTTGCGCCTGGCAAACGAGCAGCTACTGGGATGGAGTTGTCGCCACCAGCAGTGATGTTACCGAACGAACCTTTGATCAACTTCATAGAAGTCAACAGTTCGTCAGAACCAGCAGTGGATACAGCTTTAGTACCGTTCACAGTTGTGTTAACACCATCAGCATTTACGTGCTGAGTGGACTGCGCATAACCGGACAAGTATCCAAGAACTTCTTGGTCATGGTTGTCGGCCAAACGGTAAGCAGCGCGGTTAGTTGCCAAGTCCATGAAGTTAACGTGTGAGTGTGCAGTCTCAATGTCGTCAGTCTTGAAAGCAAAGTAGTTAGCTTTGTCGATGACCAGAGAGAAGTCCTCGTCGTCCAGGTCTTGTGCAGTAACTTGTGTGCCACGTGCATAAGGGCTTACAGAGATTTCAGGCTCTTTGATAATACGTACTGTATCACCTTGAGCAGAGATTTCACCGAAGTAGTCAGAGTTAGTGATGTCGCCACAAACTGTGGACTTACGGAAAGCAAGTTGTACTTTCTTCGAATAGATTACGGACGAGAAATTACCGTTAGGTAGATTGCCGTGTCCTGCTGCGGATGCGAATGCCATGTGATTTCTCCTTGTTGAGTATAGATGGCTAGAGTTTTAAGGACAATAGCGATACACTGAACGAAGGGCTGATACACTAGGTGTCTCGACATGACGAGGGCTAGCTTCACAGGTTGTCTTTGTTTCTTGTAGCTATTTGTATGGGGAGTATTCCCC